GGCAGTCGCAGACGATGAAAACGGCTGACGGCGAGGATTTCCTGTGCATGAAGGAGTGATCGCATGGCGTACAACAGCCAGTATACAGGCGCACAGATCGACGAAGCCATCGGCGACGTGCGCGAGAATAAAGACGCGTGGGGCGAAAAGGAACTTCCGGCCGTCACCGCTTCCGATAACGGCAAATTCCTGCGGGTAGCAAACGGCGCATGGACGGCTGAGGCGGTCAGCGACGCGGAAGGAGTGAGCTTCTAATGGCGGAATATCTGACAAAAACGGAGCATCTGAAAGCGGTCGCCGACGCGATCCGCGCCAAGGGCGGCACATCTGCCCCACTGGCCTACCCGTCCGGCTTCGTCTCAGCGATTCAGGCAATCCATTCCGGCGGCTCTGACGATGTGCTGAATAGCATTATTGATAGAAGTATAGCTGGCAAATACGAAAACAATACAGTGGAAAGCATCGGCAGCAACGCATTTGATAGTTGCGAAAAGCTGACAACGATAACTATTGGTGCAGTAAAAAGTCTAGGGAAGTACGCATTTAATAATTGCTTCAACCTAACCACTGTTAATGCACCAGAGGTTACTTCGATAGATAGCAGTGCATTTTATTACTGTTATAGATTAAGCACAATATTTGCTCCGAAAACTACAGTGATAAAGGCACTCGCGTTTACAGCATGCAGTAATTTACAAAAAGCGGAGTTTCCTGTGCTTAAAACGATTGAAGGGCGAGCATTCAGCAGTGCAGGACTGAAAAGCGTAAATTATCCGCTTATTACAAGCATACCATATTCTACATTTGAAAGATGTGATTCGCTTATAAAGGCTGATTTTACAAACGTAACAAGTATAGGATCAAGCGCTTTTAAAAAAGACACTGCGCTGGAGACTATAATACTGAGGGGAAGCAGCGTTGCAACATTGGCAAGTGGCGCTTTTTCGGAGACTCCGATTGCATCCGGAACAGGGTATATCTATGTTCCAGCCGCGCTTGTAGATAGCTACAAAGCTGCGACGAACTGGGCAACATATGCCAACCAAATCAGGGCAATCGAGGACTACCCGGATATCACTGGAGGTGCAGCATGATCGTAAGAGAATTTTACAAAACGCGCAGCGACGGCGTGAGTCTGTATCGCACATACTCGGATGCTGGGTATATGATCCGGCAGACGCAGACCGGCGTGGAATACGCCGAGGCCATCGACGTAGCTGACGCTCCGTACACCTACGAAGAGACGGAGACAAAGATCCAGACCGACGACACGGACGACACTGCGGTGCTCCGTGAAAGGCTGGCAGACGCTGAAACCGCAGCAAAAATTCTGCTCGGGGAGGCGGATTGATATGAGCACCATCGGCACGACCATCAAAGTCCCGGCAGCGTCGGTCGCGGCGTATAAAGCTGCTGCTGGCTGGAACACATGGGCGGACATCATCGTGGCGATGTGAACGCCGAAAACCGGAAAAGGGAGAACACCATGGACACCAAGACCATCATCGTTACCCTCGTCACCGACCGGACGCAGGCGGACGTGGAGCGTGTCAAGGCGCTGGCCGCGAAGGGCTTTGCTGCCATGACCGCAGCCGAGCAGGCGGAATGGCTGGCTGGGATGAAGGGCGCGTATAACGCAAGCGACATGAATCGCGTGGGAACCGCCCTGAACTATCTGGCGGCGCGTCTTGCGCCGGTCTGCGGCATGAGTATCGCATGGGCTGCAAAAACAGATTGGGCCGTAACGGACATTATAACGGCCTCACAGGCAGAGGCATACTGCAAGCAGGTGCAGTCCATCCGGGACGCACTGGCATACCCCGAAGGGACGCCGGACGCGCCGCAGCTGGCACGCCTGACCTACACCGGCGCGAATGATATCGAGCGCATTCTTGCGCTCTGCGAGGAACTGATTGACAACATCACAAAGGCGTTCCGCTACACCGGCGCTGCGGAATGCGCGACAGGAGGCTTGATATGAAAGATCGTCAACCTACTAAAGTTCTTACAAACGGTGCTGTTCGATATGGCATCTACAATTCCGACGGCAGTCTTGACCACTACGAGTACATGAAACGTATGGATGAGCCGACAGTTGAGGGCACGCCTCTCAATAAGGCAAATCTTTTGTCCGATGCCACTGCCGCCAAGCTCTGGCCGAACGCAACCACGAGGCCGGAGGACCCAACAGTCAACGACGCGCTCGGTAAGCTTTCGGAGGGCACGGCCAAAGTCGGCGACATCGCTATCACCGCCCGCACAGACCTCTCCGACGCGTGGCTCCCGTGCGACGGGCGCACCGTGTTGCAAGAACAGTATCCGGAACTTTTCTCTGTCCTTCGCAGTTCTGCAGCGCCTCTGCTATGGACACTAAAAACGGCAAGTATAAACCCGACCGCCATGTGGTTCTTGAATGGGGAATGGGTCGCAGTGTCCGGCAATAAACTTTATACTTCCGCTGATTTGGAAACGTGGACGCAGCGAACATCTATTCCTTCAGGACTTACGATGGTAGACGCAGTGCTGGAATACGCGAACGGCTTTTACTACACCATTTTGGATAGCGGTTCAGCTGCAACCACAGGAATATACAAAACATCGAGCCTTGATACAAAATTCACGCTGTACGCAAGCGGGAGCTTGCCGTCTACGCTAATCAAAGGAGATCGTGGGCTGTTTATTACGCCGAACTTTTTGTATATCTATGCCGTGGGTACAAAATACGGCGGCTACGTTGGGCACGATCATGAATATATAAGCTGCTCATATGTGAACCCGGCAACGCAGACGATTGTGACGATAGGAGACATCGACGGTGTCTTTTTTTACAATCAAGAGCAAGGACGCTTTTACAAGCTGGAGTTATCAAACACGAGCAACAGCCTGACAACAGCAACGGCGGAAACTCTGATCAATCCGACATGGGAGACGGTAAGTACCGTATCGCTTGCGACTCTCTCCCCATCCTTCAACGAACCACCAGATTACACAAGGCATGATCTGATGTCCGCATATCATTGCGGAACGACAATCATTGCATTCTTCGGGCTTACAAAGACAAGCATCGTTGCCGGTACTTTTACCGAGTATACCGGATATATGGTGTACAGGTACTCGACGGACAACGGAACAACATGGAGCAACGGGAAAATTATCTCTTATGAATCTGACAAGCGAGAGCTCCCAACATACAGCGGTGGCAAATACAAAGGCGGGCTGCTTGTGACAGCCGGTGACGTGACAGCGACAAAGAATGGTACAAGCGCGGTAAATATTATTGCAATCAGCGACCCTGCAGCTGGGCAAGCCTATAGCGATGTACTAAAGGATGGTATACCAGACATTGCTCTATCGCTGGACGGAAGAGCGGCATATAGTTCAAGCAACGGCGTTGCATATTGTGATTATAGCGTTAGCGGAAAGACGATTCCCATTATTGGCGTGAGTACCCGTTGTAAAGCCTACATTAAGGCGCTGGAGGAATAATTATGCAAGATAGAGTAGGCAGCATAGACCTAGCTAACGGAGCTATCCGGTATGTAGGCTACAATGCCTACAAAGTTGTATTGCGTGGCGTATGGCTTAAACTAGAGGACGAGCCACTGCAGATAGAAACTCCGCTCACAGCAGGAAATCTACTGACCGCGCAGACCGCTGCAAAGATCTGGCGAGCGGGCAACGCACCGGCGAACCCGATGGTAAATGAGGCATTCGGGAAGCTGTCGGAGCCGAATTATCACATCGGCGATATCCTCACAACTGTCCGCGTCCTCTCCGCCCCGTGGCACGCCTGCGATGGCTCTACCTTCGATCAGACTGCATACCCGGCCCTCTACGCCGTCCTCGGCGGAACGACGCTGCCGACGATCAGCTATTCCAGCGATACCACCACCTACATCAAAATGGCGGACGATTAGCCCGGCAAATAAAAGAGAAAGGTACAGAAAAATGGACACCAAAACCATCATCGTCACCCTCGCCTGCGCCGCGCTTGGCTCATCCGCGCTGACGGCGGTAGTAAACGCCGTCGTCAGCGCGATACAGAAAAAACGCGGCAAGGCCACGACGCAGGAGGCGCATCTTGCAGAGATCGACAAAAAGCTCGGGAAAATGCAGGAGCATCAGGACGAGCAGTATCTGGCAATCCTCCGCCTTACGATCATGAGCGAGGAAATGCCAATGGCTGAACGTCTGATTGCCGGGCAGAAATATGTCACACTCGGCGGGAACGGCGACGTGAAGAAGTTTTTACACCAGCTGGAGGCGCAATGCGGGCATAGCAGTGCGCAATAAATTGGGAGGCAGATATGCGGGTAAAAGGCAAGTGGAGCAAGGGCGAAATGGCGCGAACCATTGTTGTATATCTGCTCCAGCTCATCACGACGGTAATTGTCTGGGCCTGCGCGCTGAAAACCGTCGCCGTCCTAATTGCAGTCATCCGCAGCCCGGAGCTCGGCGCGTCGGTCGACCTGTCCGACGTACTCGGCTTTACCGGCTGGGCAACCATCACAGAGCTTGGCCTGCTTGCCTTCAAGCGGGTTTTTGCGAAAAAAAATGAAACAGTCGAATAGCGAAAGGAGTAATTACTTATGGACTACACACAGATCATCTCGGCAGTGATCGCGCTCATCAGCGCGCTCGTCTCGGCGTTTCTGATCCCGTGGCTCAAAACCAAGATTGATGCGGACAAGCTGCAAACGCTCCGCACTTACGTTGAGATCGGCGTAAAGGCGGCGGAGCAGCTGTACACCGCGACGGACGGCGCGGCGAAAAAGGCGTATGTTGTGAAATTCCTCGCCGAGAAGGGCATTCAATTTGATGTGGAAACGATCGACAAGCTGATCGAGGCCGCCGTGCTGCAGCTGCACCACGAGTTGTACGGGAGTGAGCGGGCATGAGCATCAAAATCGGACAGGCCAGCCTCGGAGAAACCGGAGGCCGCAACCAACAGCCCGGCAACCAGACCGGGCGGGAGCTGAATATCTCCAACTGGTACAATGGCCGCTGGCTCGGCGTCCTGCGCTACAAGAGCCGCAAAAAGGCCGAGCGGGCCGCGCAGACGTGTGAGGCAGCGATTAAAAACCGGAATATCGGATACGACATGGACGACAGGAACACAGCGTATGAGGCCGCCAGAGCCGTCGGATGGGACGTGAGCAAGATCAAAAAGCCCGTCGAAACGGACTGCTCCGCGCTCATGATGCTCTGCGCCGTGGCCGCAGGCTGCGCGTCGGTCGAAGCGCTCTACCGTCGGCAGGGCAACAGCTGCACCACCTACTGTATGCTGCACGATTGGCCCGCAACGGGAGACTTCGAGCTGCTGATCGGCAGCAAGTATCTAACGACGGACGCGAATCTCCTGCGCGGGGACGTACTGGTAAGCGAGGGCCATACCGTGATGGCCCTCGAAGATGGAAAAAATGCAGAGGAGGAAACCGAAATGGTAGAAAAGAGCAAGATCATCGTGGACGGCAAGGAAGTCGCCGTTGAACGCATCCTGAAAGATGGCACGAACTACGTCAAGGTGCGCGATCTGGCCGCTGCGCTGGATCTCGAAGTCGGCAACAAGGGCAATATCGCTGTGCTGAATCACAAGGAAAAGTAAGGAGGCGGGGCGTATGTCGCCGCAGGCACGGGCCAAGCTGCCGCCAGAGCTGGGCCGCCTGACCCGAAAGGATATGGAGGCCGTGATCTATCAGGCCAATCTTGGCCGGGAAAATGAGAAGATTGCGCAGCTCTATTTTGTGGATAAGCTTCCCCAGGTAGACGTTGCAACAGAGCTGTTTCTGGGCCGCGCCACGGTACAGCGCCGCCTGCCGGAGATCATGCGGGAGATGCAGCGGACATCGAGCAAACTGTATAACTGAGATAAGCGCCGAGAAATCGGCGCTTATTTTTTGAAAAAACTATTGACATATACGGTATTACGGTATATAATAGGTGCATAAGATGAAGCAAAACAAAACCAACTATAGAAGCATGGGCCGATGAACTTCGCGCAGATTTAGAGGAGGAAAAAAATGATTGCACATCTTTACCGCATCCGTTCTGATTTCCGGAACGTTCCGGATAAAATCATAATCAAGGCCAAGGCGAAGGAAAACTTCCCCGGTACTTGGCTCCACGCCGAAGTTGACCTTCCGGATTTTATCCGGGTGGCTGAAACTGAAGCCGGTGACGGGTTCCTTTTCACGCAGGACGAGACGATCACCACGGTTTACATTGAATCGGCGGAACGCTTGGACGGTGACGCAATTAAGGGAACGGTGAGCATCCGCAGCGCAAGCGGACGTATGCTTGCGAAGTGCATCGCCATGTGGCGATGAGAACAGGGGGGATTTTTCCAGATGAAACGATACGACGGAGCATGGACAGTTCGTGGTGCGCTGAAGCATGATGGACTTTTCACACTCAACGGGCCAGATGATAATCAGATTTATCTGCCCGTTGGGGCGGAGGGCTGGAAGGATGGATGCAACGCCTTCAATCTTTCCACGCAGGAATTTGAGTTGATTCCTGCACACTGGGCGGTTTTTGAGATTGACTTCCCGCGTAGCCGCGCAAATTGGGAGGTTGCCGATGCCGAGTGAGGCCCAAAAGCGCGCCCGCGACAAGTGGGACGCCACAAACATGACGCTGGTAAGCTGCAAGATGCGGCGCGACCTTGCCGATGATTTTAAGTCTGCCGCAAAAGCAAACGGAACAACGCCCAGCACCTTGATCCGTGGGTGGATCGACGGATATATGCAGCAAAACAAGCCCGTGAAGTAATCCGCAGGCAATTTTGAACCAAATTGATACACAACTGAGGCACAAGAAGCCGCAAAAAAGCCCATACTGGACACATCAAAGGGGTGTTCGGTATGGGCTTTTCTTATTTCAATCCAAATCCCGCCGGGCAGAAGGGCGGGGACTGCACCGTCCGGGCTATCACAAAGGCGACCGGGAAGAGCTGGGACGAGGTGTATATCGGCCTGTGCCTGCAGGGGCTCATCATGGGCGATCTGCCGAGCGCAAACAGCGTATGGAGCGCTTACCTCCGGCAGCAGGGCTTTACCAGGAACGTAATCCCGAACACGTGCCCGGACTGCTACACCGTCGCGGACTTTTGCGCAGATCATCCGCGCGGCGTGTACGTACTGGCTCTATCAAGCCATGTGGTCTGCGCGGAGGACGGAAGCTATTTTGATACGTGGGACAGCGGCAACGAGATCCCGCTGTTTTACTGGGCAAAGGAGGAAACATGATGTTTGGCCAGCAGCCGTATGTATACCAGCAACCGATTTATAATCAGCCAATCGGCCAGCCGATTAATCAGCCGATGCAGGAGCCAATGATGCGCCCACAGTATCAGCCTGCGCCGCAGATGACGGCCTACCAGCCGCAGCCCCAGCAGCCGCAGAATCAGTCGATCATCTGGATCCCGAACGAGCAGGCCGCAAGCGACTTTATCGTCGCGCCCAACAACGCCGTTACGCTCTGGGATATGAATGCGCCAGTTGTGTACGTCAAAAAGGCCGACGCAAGCGGAAAGCCAACCATGACGACCTACGATCTCGTAGAGCGCGCACAGGCCGCGCCAGCGCCCGCAGCGCCGCGAAAAGACATGAGCGAGGAATATGTGACCCGCAGGGAATTCAACGAACTGGTCGCCAAGCTGACGGCTCCGAGCGTCAGACCGGCGAGAAAAGCAAAGGAGGCCGAAAGCGATGGCTAACCCCCTGTTTCAGGCCCTCGGCGGCGGGCAGATGCCCGGACAGATGGGGCAATTTCAAAATATGGTGCAGCAGTTCCGGCAGTTTCGGCAGACGTTTCAGGGCGACCCGAAAGCGGAGGTTGAAAAGCTGGTACAGAGCGGGAAAATCACGCAGCAGCAGTTGAATCAGCTGCAGCAGGCGGCAAACCAGTTCCGGCAGCTACTCGGATAAACAGAATTTCAATTCGTGGCCACGATTGAGATAAATTTTGAATCTACGAAAGGAATGAAAAATATGAGTTTGAATGACGGCTCCCCGACCATGACGATGCCCGTCGCGCCTACCGGTATGACAGGCGGCGGATGGGGCGGCTTCGGCGGTGATAATGGCTGGTGGATCATCATCCTGTTCCTTGCCATTTTCTGCGGCTGGGGCGGCAATGGAAACGGATTCGGCAACAGCGGCAGAAATTCCGGCGGCGTTGTAGACGGCTATGTGCTGGCCTCTGACTTCTCCAACATCGAGCGCAAGCTGGACGGCGTAAACAACGGTATCTGTGATGGTTTCTACGCCATGAATACGGGCATGCTCAACGGTTTTGCAGGCGTTACACAGGCGGTGACGTCCGGCTTCTCGCAGGCTGAACTTTCCCGCTGCAACCAGCAGGCCGCGCTTATGCAGCAGCTGAACGCCATGCAGATGCAGTCGCAGGAGTGCTGCTGCGAAAACCGCGCAGCGATCGCCCAGGTGCGCTATGACATGGCGACGCAGGCATGCGACACCCGCAACACCGTGCAGAACACCACGCGCGATATCATCGACGCGATGAACTGTGGCTTCCGCAGTATCGACCAGCGCCTGACCGCGCAGGAGCTTGCGGCGAAGGATGCGAAGATCGCCGAACAGAACCAGCAGCTTTTCGGCTACCAGCTGGCAGCATCGCAGGCGGCACAGAACAATTACCTTGTTTCCACGCTTCGCCCGAGTCCCAGCCCGGCCTATGTTGTTGCGAATCCGTACTGCTGCAACAGCGGCTACAACTACGGCTGCGGCAACTGCGCGTAACAACTCCACATCGTAGAGCTTTTTCGTGGCCTCACGAAAATGGTCGGCCCCATTGCCGATACTCGATAGCAACGCGGCGGGGCAATCGTCCCGCCGCTGTATTTTTTATGAAAGGAATGATTTTATGGCTGAATTTACATCATCCGGGATTCAAACTGTCGCCGCTGGGCAGAACGTCCCTCTGATCTCCACGGCGGCTTGCGGAAAGCCGTGCATCGTACATCGAGAAGGAAGCGGGCTTGTTACGCTGCGCGGGCTTACGCAGCAATGCAAGGCGAAGTTCCGCGTATCCTTTGGCGCGAATATCGCCGTACCTACAGGCGGAACAGTAGGTGCCATTACCGCTGCGCTCGCAATCAACGGCGAACCTCTGAGCAGCGCCACAGCGACCGTAACCCCTGCGGCTGTTGAGAACTATTTCAAC